CCACTTTTCGCGTCCGGGGAAAATTATTATTTTCATGGGACTTTGGGAATTTGTGAACATGGAATGTTGTGAGGGTGATGATGAGCCGATGTCCATCGTGTAAGGGAAGCAGGGTTATCAATTATGGCCACACGTCTGCCGGTCGGCAGAAATTGCGTTGCACCGCTCCCGGCTGTCGTCGTCAGTTTGTCGCCGGGTCTAATCACCTGGTCGATCCCAAAATCAAAGTCCTTGTTGAAGGATTGCTATCCGAGGACGTTCCTCCAAAAAAAATAGCCGCGGCCATGCCCCCCGGTAAAATCTCTCTGCGCTGGATCTATTCACTCAGGGGAAAGTTGAAACCGAATGACCGATAGCACGGACGACATCCGAAAGCAAGTCCAGGACCGAGTCGATCAGGAATCAGCGACTGCATCTCCTCCGGATGACAAGCCGCAGATCACCAGCAAGCTGATCCAAGATTGCCTCTTCGCCAACGAACTCGGCGACAGCGTCCTCTATGCAACCCTATTTCGTGATCAATTCCTATACTGCAAAAACACGCAGGAATGGTTTGAATGGACCGGCCACGCCTGGAAGCGTGATGCCATGAATCGCAGCCTCGCCGCCGTCGAGAAGATCGTCGAGCACTACCTTGCCGAATACAAATCAACAGCCTCTAAGATCGCCGCCCTAATTACCCTCGACGACGATGCCAGTAAGGCAGAAGTCAAGAAGCTCCGCGGCCGGCAATCCCAACTCCTCAAGAGAGCAAGCCAACTCCGGGCAGACAAACGCCGTACCGCCTGCTTGAAATTCGCCCACACCATCGAGAACCCGATCGCGATCAAGGGCGAAGAATTCGATCAAAAGCCAATGCTCTTCCCGTGCGCAAATGGCGTCATCGACCTCGAAACCGGTCGTCTCAAATCAGGCTGTCCCGGCGATTACCTTTCGATGTCAAGCCCCGTTCCATTCCTTGGGATCGACGAACCGGCGCCTCTTTGGGAGAAGACCCTCCTGGAAATTTTCAACGGCAACGAGGAACTGGTCGCCTATCTGCAACGCCTCTTTGGATACGCGATGACCGGCCTCGTCAACGAAAAAGTTTTCCCCGTCATGTATGGCCGAACCGGATGGAACGGACGCAGTCTAATCGTTGAAACTGTGAGTTATGTAATGGGCGACCTCGCTAGCTCGATCCCGACCGAAATGCTCCTGCAACAGAAATACGCTAAAAACTCTTCCGGTCCATCACCCGACATCATGAGCCTGAAGGGAACCCGCATGGCCTTCGCCTCCGAAGTCGATGAAGGTCAAAAATTCAGCGCGGCCAGAGTCAAATGGTTGACCGGCAAAGACGAACTCGTCGGACGGAGTCCGCACGATAAATATGAAACGCATTTCCGCCCGACCCACAAACTATTCTTTATGACAAATTCGCAACCTCAGGCCCCGCCCAACGACAAAGCATTCTGGGAGCGTATTCACCTGATCCCGTTCATGATCTCATTCGTCAACCGGGATCCCCAGGAAACCCATGAGCGTCGTGCCATCCTCGATCTCGATAGCCAAGTCATCCAGGAAGCCCCCGGGATCCTCGCCTGGTTGATCAGGGGATGCCTACTCTGGCAACAGCACGGCCTTAAACCACCCCGCACCGTCACCGAAGCGACCGAAGACTATCGCAAAAACGAAGACCTCATGGCCGACTTTATCGACGAATGTTGTCTCATCGAACCCGGTGCGAAAGAAAAGTCCTCGATCCTCTATGGCCGCTTCGTCACCTGGTATCACGACAACATCGGCAAGAAAGAGCCCAGCGGCACCTGGTTTGGAAAGCATCTTAGTCAGAAGTATGAAAAAAACAAATCCGAGGGTTGTGTCATGTACCACGGCATCGCCATTAATGGCACATAAGGGAGACTTAGACCATAAACAGCACCATATCGACGATCATTGGAGAAAAAATAAGATGCAGAAAAATACATCAAATAACCATCCCTCTATCCCCGACGCCGGGGATACTTTGAAATTCCAGCGGCAACTAGATAAAAAAGGCGTAACAAACCGACATTATTTAGGGATAGCCGTAGATAGCCTGGATGGATTGTCCTTCTTCGGGGATAGTTGCGGGGTTTACCCAGGGTTTTTTCTCTGACGCTTTTTTAAAAAATGCATAGCAAACAATATAGGCATAAACCCTCCAACTATCCCCGGAGGGGGATTATAAAATATATATTAAATAAATAAATGAATGAAAATAAATAGATATAAAAAAGAAAAAAGAGGGAGGGTTTAAAAGCGAAGTGAACACCCTTGACCTGGCGCTTAAAAAAGTCAAACTGCGAAAGGTCTCCGGCACCCACGGAGGCGAATGGCAAGGCCCATGTCCTGGTTGCGGCGGCACCGATCGCTTTCACGTCTGGCCGGAACAGCAAGAAGGAAAAGGAAGTTATTGGTGCCGATCTTGTGAGAAGTCGGGCGACAATATTCAATTCCTCATCGACTTCGAGGACCTTACCTTCAAAGAGGCCTGTGCCCAGCTCAACGTCACACTTCCCGACCGCCCGGCGCCGTATCGCGTCCCGCCACCCTTACCACAGACCAAACCCGAATTCACGCCGACCACACACGCCGCCCCTATTGATCTCTGGCAGGAGAGAGCCGAAAAGTTCATCGCCTGGGCGGAAAGTCATTTGCCCCGCAATCCCGAAATCATTGCCTGGCTCGCCGCCCGCGGCATCAGCGCCGAGACTGCCTCTGCCTACCGCCTTGGCTGGAATCCCGGCGAAAACGACAAAGACATCTACCGCGCCCGCACCGTCTGGGGCCTGCCGGAAATTCGCAAGGAAGACGGCAAACTGAAAGCACTCTGGATCCCCCGCGGCCTCGTCATTCCCTGGATCACCGACGGCGTCATTCACCGCATCCGGATCCGCCGCCCGGACGGCGAGCCCCGCTACTACGTCATTCCAGGTTCGACCATGTCCACCATGATCCTTGAGCAAACCCGACGGGCCTTTGTTATCGTAGAATCCGAACTCGACGCGATCGCCATCTCCGCAAATACCCGAACCGCCGGCACCGTCGCCCTGGGATCCGTAAGCGCTAAACCGGACGCCGCCGCCCATGGCATTTTGAAAAATGCCATACAGATCCTCAACGCCCTCGACTACGATGCTGCAGGCGCGAAAGCAATGGAATGGTGGAAAGAGCAATTTAACCGCTGCGACCGCTGGCCCGTCCCGAAAGGTAAAGATCCCGGCGAGGCCTTTCAGATGGGGATAGACCTTGACCAGTGGATTAAAGTAGGACTGCCGCCGGCTTTAACAATCGAGACGAAACCGACGTCTGGCGAAACGAAAGCAAGAATCCAGGAACCAAAACGACGTAACCCTGAACCCGTCGAAGGGCTATCGTTTCCCCCCGCGATCCAGGAACTGCTCAAGCTTCTCTTGAATAACCCAGGCGTCAAAATCATCAACACCCGGGACCGCTTCACCGTCCTGCGCAACGGCAAATACGTCGGCGGCCGGATCGCCGAACTTGTATTTCAGACGCAAACCGTAACCGACTATCTCATGAACCATTCCGCCGAAGAAATCGACGGAGGGAATTTAATTCGCTGAAATGGACACAGCATCCTTCGAAAAAATAATTCAGGATCAACTGCCGGATATCAAGACAAAGGGTGTCCTGCTGTTCAATGGCTATGCTAAAAGCATGAAAGCCTACCAGGAAGATCCGACGGCCGCGAAGCAACGCGAATGGCAGTCCGCTGAAGCTGCATTAAAGCGCTTCGTTGCAACCCTGGAAGGAAATCATTTTGCCACAATCGCCGATGTCCTAGAGTATCTATCCGAAGAATGGCGCGTCACCAAGACCAGCCTCTATCGGCATCATAAGGAAGGAAAGCTTTTACCGCAAGCAGACGGAACCTACCAACGGACCGATATCGACAAATACTCCCGCACCTGGTTAAAGCAGAAATCAACAGGCAAGCGCATAAGCGAGCGCATAGACGAACTCCAGCGAAAAAAACTGGAGAAGGAACTCCGCAACCTTGATCTCGAATACGAACGGAGGAAATTCGCCCATGAAAAGGACCTCGGACAATTCATCCCCCGCGATCAGATGGAAGTCGAGCTTGCGGGTCGTGCCGGTATCCTCGACGCCGGTCTTAAACACTGGATCCAGTCCCGTACCGCCGACTGGGTCCGGACAGTCTCCGGCGACACAAAGAAAGTCGGCGAACTCATCAACCTCATGATTCGCGACCTCGACGAGCACATCAACAGCTACGCCAGCAACCGGGAATACCAGGTGATCATTGACGCGCCTGAAAACAATGCAACAGAGGATGGGTTATATGAAAAAAATCCCTAATTGGATATTTGTGGATAGCCGTACCGGGGAAATTTATTGTGCCCGATGTAGTGAGCGGGAAAAAGCAACATTTCCGGTTTCTGTTACAGCCTTCTTAAAGCAGAATAAAAAATTTGGACAACGGCATAAAGACTGTAAGGAGAAGAAAGCAGAATGAACACTCAGATCCATATCCCCCGTACCGCTCCCTGGCTTCCGCCGTCCCTGCGCGAAGCGCCCGGCTTAATCCGTCGCACGATCCGTTTCTCCGATCCGGAGCTCAAGGTCTTGCGCAAGCACAAAAAGATCCCCGTCTCTCAATGGTGCGAACGGCACCGCTATCTTACCGCGTCTGTCCTTCCTGGCCGCTGGAAAAACGAAATCACCCCCTATCTCGCCGGCATTATGGACGCCTCTTTTTTTCCATCCGTCCAGACGACCATCCTTTGCAAAGCGCCTCAGGTCGGCGGCACGGAAGCCATTATCAACTGCATCGGCTATGCTATCGACCGCGATCCCGGTCCGGTACTCTCAATCTACCCCGATGAACGTACCGCGAGAGAGAACAGCCAGGATCGCATCAGGCCCATGATCGAATCAAGTCCGCGTCTGCGCTCTTATATGACCGGCCTCGACGACGACAGCTCCATGATCCGGATCAAGCTCCAGCATATGCCTATCTACATGGCCTGGGCCAGCAGCGCTCCCCGCCTCGCCAATAAGCCCATCCGCTACGTCATTTTCGATGAAGTCGATAAATACGATGAAACCGCCGGTAAGCGCGAGACGGATCCCATCTCCCTCGGAGAGGCGCGCACCACTACCTACAGATACAGCCGCCGGATCTGGAAAATCAGCACCCCCACCATCGAGACCGGCAACATCTGGAAAGCCCTGACGAAAGAAGCGCAAGTCATCTTCGACTATCACGTCGCCTGTCCCGCCTGCGGCGTTCAGCAGAAGATGACCTTCAGCCAAATCAAATGGGCGCACAAAGCGGAACCCGACGCCGATGGTAAATGCCATTCCGAAGAGCCGGAGACCATCATAGCCGAAAAACTCGCCTGGTACGAATGCCCTCATTGCCTTGCCGAATGGTCCGACTATGACCGCGACCATGCCGTCCGTCACGGCGTATGGTACGAGCGCGTCGTCAAAAAAGGATTGTCCGGCGAAACCGTCACAGAGACCGGCCTAGAACTCATGCAATATTTGAGAACAAAACGTCCTCTCAAGATCGGCTTTCACCTGCCGTCCTGGATATCACCGTTTGTATCATTATCCGAAATCGCCGCCGCCTTCCTGAGCGGACTCACCGATATTAATAAGTTCAAAAACTTCCATAATAACCACGCCGCCGAACCGTGGAAACTGACTATCAT